CACCTCACCTTGACGGTATAGTTTGAGTAGAGGAGGGTATCGTCCTTCTACAGGTTTGAAGTTTGAATCGAAATCATCATTCAATTTCTTCAAATCATTCTTAAATGTGTAAGTCAAAGCCTGAATACGCTTCAGGTGTTGAGTGTATACCTGCTTACACTTATCTTCAAAAAGCGTGCCAACCCACACCTTTGGATCTTCGAGCATATTCGAGATCAAGAAGTTATCAAGATCTTTTACCTTGGATAACTTATGAAACATATACTTATCGCTACGAGTATCAAAGGATTGTGAGTTGATTTTCACTTTACCATTATATTTGACAATGTCATAACCTTCTTGAGTAAAATGCATTTTATATGCAAGATACTTAGAGTATGCTTCAAATGGTGTCATAATCAAATCGGTAGCTTTGCCCGCTTAGGCATGAAGTTCAAGTCTTCAGCAGAACACTGAAGCTTGAGCTTAAACTTCGGATTTGACTTAATCACTGAAGCAGCAGTTTCAACTTCAATATTATGCTTCTCACAATAGAAGACAACTGCGTCAATATAGTCGACTTTCATAGTCGAAACAAGCTTATCAATTTCTTGAAAGAATGCTTCATGACTTCGCTTCAATAGAATTGATTCTACTTCCATGTCTTTTCCTTATAGAAGATATGTTGGCCAATGATAACAGTCTTCTTTAATTTACGAAACCAAGTTGGCTTGACATAAGTAGCGTGGTAATAGACTGCTCCACCAGTTATATCAGGTATGTTATTTGTGTACACCGTTTTTGCAACACTTTTTGCTTTTTCATAATTTTCAGGATATAGAATACGCTGCTTCACACATGTCCAAGAAAATTGGCATACACCATGCGATTTCTGTTTTACTACTGCACAAGGAGTTGATGGAAACTTTTCATCACTCACACGATTCAATACTACCTGAGTAACAGCAATCATACCATTCATTGTTTGATTGCCGGCTTCGTAATACGCGTTATCAGCTAGGCATTGGATTTGTTTCTTATCGTGCGATGTAAGTTCTGGTTTCAGATATACTACATCATTGAGATGTGCTGTATTTACTTGTGCTTCTGTCGAGCATGAAGCTAAAGACAGAGCAGCGATCGCAATAGCGATTGTTTTATTAATAGACATTAAGTACCTCTTCAGTATAACGATTTGGTCTTAAAGACTATTCAAAGATATGCAGATATCTTTGTCATCCATTCCTCTCTTACTTAGGAATGCAAATCGCTCTGTGTTTTCGTCGGTGGAATTATCATGGATCTAAAATCAATAATAATTCCGCTTTCTTAGCCACTTTGGACCTGAAGCTTGTGTAAGAGTCTGTGGAGGATATTACCTCCGGAAGATCTATTTATATTAGAGTTTCGTAGATCATAGCATCAGTGCTATTCGGAATGTAAAGAACCTTTACTTCTGGACCAAACGCGTTTTGATCCTCAATAAACTTACGTGCAGTAATTTCATTATATCGAGTTGGATTATATCGAATGATATGGCGAACTTGTTCGATTGAATTCCAAAATTCGCGAACATAAGACTCTTCATTGATAGTCGGAATGTAAAGCACCTTTTCATCATTACTAAAGAAATTTTGCGCGTCAATCGCCCGCTTCATATCTTCGTATGAAATCTTATTTACTGGAAAGATAACAAGATACATCACCGGCCGATCTGCTGGCGCTGGGCCGTGATAAATTGTATTATCACATGCTTTTACAACTGTGCTGTCATCAAGAATTTTCATATCAGTTTCCTTTTTTACGTACTTACGCTTTGGTTTAACTTCTTCAGTCATAATTAATTTCCTTACCATTCAGGTCCGGTTGTTGTTTCAGTGCGCTCATATATGTATGAGAAGTCACATCCATAAGCAGGACATACCATAATTTTCTGTGGCATCTTGTTAACGTCTTTCTCACCAAGTTCACCACAGATAAAATATGTATCAGGGAACTTGTCGGGATACGTAGACCTTACGATACGCATCGCAGCATCGTAAGCATCTTTGTACTTTTGTGTCATCGAGTTCTCGTTGCGAACGATCTCTTTCCAATCCTCGATTTCAGCTTTGAGTGCTTCTAGCTCGGTCATAGCATTGGCTCCATCACTTAGTAATTCCGGACAGTCTTCTTCACCGTATTTACAGCTATCTAGATAATCGCCCATATTGCAATGAGCCATATGAACAGCTTTATCATTCATCATATCAATAACCTTCAATTATTACTATACACTATAGTGAAAAATAAGTAAAATCATTTAAGACTATCGCGGAAAATATTCCAACAAGCTTGCCAAGACCACTTCATACTCTTTGTTCGAACATGACTACGCTTTAGTCGAAGACACATCTTAATAGCATATGAAAGATCTTCATGCATAAATCCTGTGACGTTATGATCAATTACATCGATTGGTCCAGTAATTGGATACGCGGCAACTGGAGTTCCGCAAGCCATTGATTCAATCATAACAATACCAAAGGTGTCTGCTTTACTTGGAAAAACAAAAACATCTGCAGATGAATAGTAATAAGCAAGTTCTTCTGGCTTTTTGGCGCCAACAAAGTTTACGTCAGGATACTTTGATTTAAGATGCGAGAGATAAGGACCAGAACCTACGACAATTTTAGTTGTGTTTGGAATGTCAATATCGCAGAAAGCTTCAAGATTTTTTTCTTTACTTACTCGACCAACATATAAGAGTGCAATTTGTTTTGAACGAATATCACGATCAAAGAAAATTGATCGATCAACTCCTCGAGTCCATGGAATCACCTTACTTCTAAATCCGTTTTCTTTTAGCTCTTTCACCATCGTGTGAGTAGTCGTAAGAACTACGCCAGTATGCTGGTGAAACCAACGAAGATATCGATAAGACCAAGATTGAGGAATTCCATAAATCTTACGAAGAAAATCCGGATATTTGGTGTGATAACTCGTGTTATATTCGTAGTCAATTTTATTGAGCCACAGCTTTGCCGCAAGACCTATCGGGCCTTCAGTAGCAATATGAACATGATCTGGCTCAAGTGCTTCGATCTTTTCTCCAATACCAATCGGAAAGGAGAGTCTTACTTCTGGATAAAATGGAGCTGGAATCGATTTGAATTGACTTGGATCAAGATAAACAAGCTCGAATCCATCTTCGACAGCATACTTTTCAATGTTCTTAAACGTCGTAACAACACCGTTGATCTGATCTCGAGTGTTGTCTGTAATAATAAGAATTCTTTTTAGTCGACCAACTGTTGCCATGTAACAATTTCCCACTTACCATTATAATGTTCAACGAGCGCAGTGCATGATTCAACCCAGTCACCATCATTCATATAAGCAATATCATTTACGATTTTAATTTCTGCATGATGGATATGCCCGCATATAACGCCGTCATATCCTTTCTTTTTACTGTACTTCGTAATTGTATCTTCAAACTTAAAAATAAAATCGAGTGCACGTTTTACTTTATGCTTAAGATAATTTGACAGCGACCAATAGCCGAAGCCTAATCGATGGCGAATCCAATTAAATCGACTATTTACACTAAGAACAAAATCATAGGCTTTATCGCCAAGGAAGCTCAACCAAGGTGCAAGAGCAGTAATGCCGTCGAATAAATCGCCATGAATGACTAGATATCTTTTACCGTCAGCACCTTCGTGTACAAAATGGTTACAGATTTTAATATTACCAAAATTTGCAGCATAAGGAATCATTGGCCGTAAGAATTCGTCATGATTTCCAGCAACGTATACGACTCGAGTATCTTTCTTCGAGTGACTTAAAATTTTTCTCACAACATTAGTATGAGATTGCTTCCATTTAAGGCGATTCTGTTGAATCTTCCAAGCGTCAATAATGTCACCAACAAGATACAGTGTATCACACGAGTTGTGCTTAAGAAAGTTGACTAGCAGTTCAGCTTTGCAATCGTTTGATCCAAGATGGATGTCTGATATAAAGATGCTTCTATATTTCTTAGTTTTCATATCATATCCCCTCGGGATATTTATAAAGTGTGGTTTTTGTTTTCAGGATAACCACAAACCTTAAATTATTACTTATCGTCTACAAAGGATTTTAGCTTTGCAGCTTCAATTAGAATTTGTTCTGCAGTAGGGAACTGTGAAACCTCAGTAAGAAAAGTTGTGTTCTCATTGATACGAGCTCTTTCAACTGCGTTATTCCATTCATTATAGAACTTTGCGTTAGCTTGGTCTTGTGCCATCTTCAGAACTTCAAGACGGATTTCGTAGGGTGTTTTAGTCATTTTTAATTTCCTTTATATGTGTGTTGTGTGTAGTGGGCCCGTTCTGTTGCTAGGTGGAACCCATCCCCCGAAAGAATCATGCAGCTAGTGCAAGACCTTCATATGCGTTGTTATCGTTTGCATTTACGTTTTTGGCTCACTCGGCCAGCGAATCAGTCTCGGCTTTCCTATCCAACGAAAATCGATATCCTGGTCACCCCCAACATAGACACTGAACGGAATTGAACCGCTTTTCGTATCGTGTATACATATCCACCGTGGACCTAGTAGCTACTATAGGCTTCAGTGTCTATGGTGGAGGTGCGGGGAGTCGAACCCCGGTCTTTCCGCCTTTCAGTCTACGTCATCAACTAATATTTTATTTATATAAGATGTTCAATAAAGACTGGATTCACATCTGGTAGATGAAATGAACTTAAATTAAAGTGTTTGATACATTTTACTTTAGGATTATTAGATGTAATCCATCTTTCAAAGCTATATCTATAATCATGATCACTAGGATGATGCTTATCCAAATACTTAGTTGAATCAATAGGCTCTGGAAGAGTTTTTACATACTTAGAAGTGGTCCACCAAAAGTTGCCGCTTGTGATGACCATGTTAGATCTTAAAGCATGAGTATCACTAATACCAACCACATCATTATCAAATAAATGCTTGATACAATCCATCCAATCACCGATGATCACGCTATCGAGTATATCTTTCCAAGCTTTCATATAAATTGGATTTACTAAAAGATTGGCAGTGCCTTTTCCATGAAAGTATAAAATGAATGTGTCTTCAGTGTCTGATTGCGCAAATTCATATAGCTTGCTTAGTGTTTGTCCTTCATAGATATTCTTTTCACTTACATCTCTTACATCAATAACATTAACAAAAGGATAGCGATAATTGATGTAGTCTTTTACTAACTCGCTAAAGTTGCATGGCTCTTTTGTTGTACAAGTTAAAAACGGACAGTTAAGATAATGTGTCCACTCAGTAGGCAAAGTAATACACATATTCACTTTGGCAAATTTTGACAGATGCGAGTCACGTACAAGAGATAGCTGACTGTCTACCCACCAGATCCAGTTAATTAATTGCTCATTAGGAGGAATGTATAAGTGATAGAAGACTTCAATTCGCATTAAAAATTAAACCTTTCCTTATAGTCCAAATATACTATAAAAGGAAAATTAAGTAAACTACTTTTTTCGAGCAGCCATAACAATCGGTTTATCATGCCACCTGCCATAGATGCAATGGACGATTTCGTGGCCAATATATTCTGGCGCATACACGACATTAGGATCAATGATATGAACTACACATTGTTTGTAATCGTGTCCATTCAGAGTTGAAAACGCCATAACGCTTTTGCTATTTTTGATTCCATTTTCTTGAGCAGATTGCCTTAAATCGCGATAAGACGGGTGTATCACGAATTCAATCTTTGTATCTGTATTATTAAATTCTTTACCGGAAAATTGATATCCGTCAGAGCTCTTTAGACTATCAGAAAGTTGAAATCCTGATACCGCTGCGGCAACAAGAAGGGTAGCGATTAACTTCATATGATCTCCTGTACACTGTCCAGTATATAGGACTAAAAGCCAATCACTACCCTTGTTGTAACATTATGTCACACACCACTCATAAGAACAATCTTACAGATATGTTCCAAACGTTCAATGTGTTCGAAAGCACGCCACGGATCATTTTTTTATTCTCCTAAGGTTTTAAATACGTTAGCCATTCGATCTATGGCATGCTTACGAGTAAGATTATTTTTTGCAAACTCATATGACGAATTTATAATATAAGCTTCTAGGTTTGGATTTGATCTTATTAAATCCAATTTTTCTTCAAGATCGCTTAAGTCACGTTCTACTGGAACGTAATGATCATATGGAATAAGTTGTGGGAAGAACCATTCCTTAAATGGTCTGTCTTGAATAAACAATACTCGTTTTGAGAAAAGATATAGCTTTAATCTGGCTGACCAACCTCGACCTTCAACATCGATTAAATAGCGCCATTTTCTTACACCGTCTTCAAAGCTAACAAAATTATTAGAAGTAAGTCGGTCAGGATTTGATCTATTCCATACCACAGATTGTATATCAAAACTTTTATTATCTGTAAAAGATAGTAGTTTAGAACGATTTGCATTTGTGACAGCGCCTCGCCAACCTAGTAAATCAGTTTCTGATGGATGATTACCAAATTCTGAAATTTGCCTACATTTAATATCATAATCATCTAACTGAGTTTGAGGCCATGAATCAAATACAAAGTCTGGAATGACGCGAGAATAGTCATCAGTACTTGTGCAATAATTATATACAGGCATGTTTATGTCAATACCATCAGAATCAATGTCATCGGTATTAATTAGAACCCAATTAAAATCGTTAAAGCTATGTACGTAGTCAGCAGTGGCAATTAATTTAGCAGTTGATTGATTACGTGTTTCGTAATTCTGACCACCTATAAATTCCAATTTACCATCACACTTACGTACCATAAGTGAATTATGATTTACATTAGGATAATCCACTTCAAACATTGTCAATATCTTTCTTCAGTTGTTCAGAAGTCACACGCTTGTCTTCAGGTCGAGTGGATTTAATCACTTTCGCCTTATTAAATTTCCAAGCATGTTTTGCTATAGGATTTTTTGACATGTAAAATCTCCTTAGGTATATCTTGAATATACACACAAGGAGAAATTATGTACAACAGTTTTTATAGACCGATGGCGCTTTTATACGTTTCGAGCAAAGCTTCAGCTTCCTGGCGCGCAGCCGCTTCCATACGCCTAAGGCGGACGAGCTGGCGCATCGTCTTTACGTCAAAGCCAGTCGCCTTTGCTTCAGCATAAACATCTTTGATGTCATCAGAGGTGCCACGCTTTTCTTCTTCAAGATTTTCAATACGCTCAATGAGCAATTGCAGTTGTTGTGCAGATATGTTTTCAGTAGACATAATATATACTCCTTAGTTAGTTTCACCCATTACCCAGTCCTCAGCAAGATCTTCAGCTTGCTGAACGGTTTTTCCCGTCAACTTGCAAATCTTCATTAGACCCATTTCATCATACAATTCTACATGCATCACACCATCTGAAATAAGTTTGACACATGCTTCACGATCAATGTACTCACCATCACCATAAAACTCACTGATAATTTTCATGATATACTCCTTTGCTATTGAATAATTTAGTGTCGTTC